CCGCCGACGTCAGCCGTTTCGGCGATCGTGACGGCCTCGCCAGGCTGCAACTCGGTGAAAACGCCGGGCTCAACGTTGACCAACTCCGAGCCGGCAGAATTGAAGGCGCCCGCGACGGGATCGCCCACAGCGGGTTCGCCGTCGTTGGGCGAGCCTGTGATAAACCCAGTCAGCGCCGCCGCCAGTCCCTTGCGCGCCAGTTCAGCGTCGTCGTACTTTTCGAGCTCGTGGAGCTTCCACAGGACCCGACGCAGCCATGGGAATCCCCTGAGTTGCTTTGGCCGAACCGAGTGAAAAACGTGGAGCAACTCCGAAGCCGGAACGCGCACCGTCTCCCCGTAACCATTACGAGCGGACGTCATCGACTCGGCCGGATGCGACTTCAGAAGATGGTAAGCCTGCCGCCGCCCGTCTCCATCGATCTCAACGCCACAAACAATGCGGTTCCCCTCTTTGGTCGACCTGCCGGATGCGGTGACGTGATCAACAGGCAAGTGGTCGCCCTCGATCAACTCCAATTGCAGCGGGGCCGGGCCCTTGGTCTGGTACCGATACCGAGCCAGAATTTCTCCATCGTTGACCATGGCGCGAAACGCCAAGGCTTGCAAACCGTAATAGTCCGTCCGGTTGTCGAAATCACACCGGTCCGTATAACGACGCCACGCCTTATGGATGGCCTTTCGCACCTCGGGGCTCTGGTGTAAGGAGATCGGCTTTATGCCGGTACCAATGAAGTTGGCGACCAGAGCGTCGACGGCGTTCCCGCCGTAGGGCGAGTTTCGCTCGGCCTGGCGCGAGCGATCACGCGTCCGCTCGAGGTCGCCCATCGCGATATCGTTGGGCCCCATCGACGGCGCAACCCAGCCGGAGGACCGCCGACCCGTAGACGCGGCCTGGTTCGCCGACGATGCGCGCGGCCGTGGACGAACCGAAGCGGCGCGCGCTGGCGCGGCGCTTTCCTTCACTTCCGGCGCTTCGAGTTTCAGTAGGGTGAGGGCCATTACAGTCCGCTGCTCGTGTAAGTCTTCACGCGCCGCCGCCGGGTGGTCCCGGAGACCTTCGCCTTTTCCGCTTCGAGGCGATTCAAAATCCGCTCGACCTTCTCGGGATCGTGCATTCGCAACATGCGATCGCCTTGCCGAATCTCCTGGGCTCCAGAAAAGAAGTTCGCTTTGGCATCGTCCTCGATTTTTTGAAGTTCTTCCGCGGTGAGGGCCATAAGTTACTGCGTAAAGCGAAATCTAGTCCGACGCCCTTTCGACGGCGAAACGGCAGAGACCGGAGCCACAGCCGCCGCCGGTTGGTCTTCGGTGACCGTGTTTGGCGATCGCTCCGCCTCAACCAGCCGTTGCGCATGCATGCCAAGAATGGCCTCGAGGCGGGCCCAATGCCCGTCCGTCATTCGATCCAGGCCCCAGCCGCAAGCGGCAATGCGGTTGTAAACGCGGACGTCGAGCGCCTCGTTACGCGCCCGTTTCTTCTCCCAGTGCGACGTCTTATAACCGAACCGATCCGCCTTCGTTACCAGCTGCTCCGCCGTGATTTGCTCGAAATATTCGAGATTATACTGCGGAAAATGGCAGTATCCATTCGGATACTCGCCGCCGTCCTCGGGCTTGTTTTGATTCAGCCAACGGTACAACTCTTCTTTGACGAAGCCGACGTTACAAGGCCACACCTTCAGGCCCGTCTTGATCTTCTTCCCCATCGGGCCCACTTCAACCGGCGAAGACGCGCCAAGAACGGACGGCGCTTTTGCGTCGCCCTTAACCATCATCACGGACGAGCCCTTACCGCGAGCCCAATCCACCACACGGTCCGAAGCGTAGCCGTGGTCGATCGCAAAACGCATAAGGCGCATTTCCGGCCCGGCCTCGCAGGGCCAAGTCCCCTCAAACACCTTCGTCAGGTCCGCCCAGACAGTCTCTTCCTTCGTGCTTCCCTGCAAGACGATGTAATCCACAGACCACGACTGCTTGCCGCGCCCCCAGGCGGTAATCTCAACTTCGATGCGGTCCGCCTGCACGTCGGCCGCACCAGTCAAGAACAAACCGCCCATGGGAACACGGCCGATCGCGTAGTTCTCGCGACGCTCGTAAAGCCGATGCGCGTCCGGCGTTTCTCCGGACATTGCGTAACTCTCGCCCTGCACGGTGTTGACGAACACCTGCATGCGTGAGGTCGAAGCCTTGGCCTTCTCTGCCTTGACGGCGATATCACCCCAGGAAAGCCAGCCCACCGGGGAATACAGGCCGTTGATCGCATAACCCCGCGTGGTGGGCTCACACTCCGCAGTCGGTACCCAACTGCCGTGCGGAAGGATCTCCTCTTTTTGGTAGTTCTGCATCATTCGACTGCAGGAAGCACATTCGTACTCGGCCAGGTGGGGCTTGCCGGAAGCCCAGCGCAGCTGGCCAAACACAAGCGGCGACATCACGCCACAGAAGGCGCACGGCACGTTGAAGAACCGCCGGTCGGTTTCATCAAAAGCCGTGTCGATTCGGCTTCGGCCGGTCACGGTCGGCGTCGACCCCATTAGGATTTTGTGCGTCGAAGAGAACGTAAGCGTGCGGGCCACCGCCAAGTCGATCGGGTCGCCTTCCTCGTCGACGTCATGCGGATAGGCGTCAACCTCATCCAGGCCGAGGTACTTCGCCGGCATCGACCGCAGTCCGGTCGAAGAATTGGCGCCGGTCATCACCAGAACCCCGCCAGCAAAATCTTTTTCAAGGATCGTGTTGCCGGAATCCCTGCTTTTCATCTCCGACACCTTGGCGCGAAGAACCGGCGTCTCCTCGATCATCGGTGCAATACGCTGCTTGGAGTAGCGCTTGCACATGTCCACGGTCGGCTGAACGAACAATGTCGGGCCAGGCGCATGGTCGATGATGTAACCACCCCAGTTGTTCATGACCTCGGTGAATCCCACCTGGGCTGGCTTCCGCACCACAACGCGGCGGACCGGTGAGTGCGTCGAAAGGCAATCCATAACTTCGCGCCAATACGGAGTCTTTGCCGTGCGATACCGGCCTGTCTGTGCCGAGGACTTCTGGCTCAAGCGGCGAAACTCGTCGGCCCACTCCCACACCGATAGAATCGGGTCAGGACGCAGAGCATCGGCGATGATCTCACCGATGAACTGGCTAACCTGCGCTGGTGTTTGCGAAGTCGCTGAGGGATTCATGGAATGCCGCCGTCAAAATCTGCACCACTTCGTGCGGGTCACTTGTGATTGCGAGTTTTTCGGACAAATTGTTAGGGATCGCGAGGATGCTGTCACGCAACCCGCGGAAACGGTTGAACACTTCGACCTTTACTTGCGCCGAATCAACCAGTTTTTTCGACTTTTCCTGGTAATCCAACTGCGCGAGGCGGGCGTGATAGTGCTCTTTTACCGCGCGGGCCTTTGAGAAATCTGGCCCCTTATCGGACTCTGCGGCGCCGGCCAATTCGGCGAGTGGCCCGGAACGCGGCGCATGCGGCGAGTCCTTCCCGCGAGTGTTTAGCTGGTGGTTTGTCCGCATCTGCCACAGCCGATCGGCCGCTTCAGAGTCAATCTTCTTGCCAGGTGTTAATTTAATTCGCCCGGCTTTGATTGCATATTGCACTGCAAATGGACGGCACCCGCGATGCCGCGCGTACTCATTTATGCCCATTTCAGGCATTAGGCGGCCACCCTCTCGGCAAGGCGCTCGGCCTCGACTTGGGCGAACGTGCTGCCATCCTCGTGAACAGCCTCGAGTCCGGTGTAGTCCTGCCAGCGTTTAACGATGACATCCGCATACTTCGGATCCAACTCCATCAATCGGCACTTCCGATCCAGCTTTTGACAGCCGATCATCGTCGTCCCGGATCCGCCAAAGAGGTCAAGAACGAGGTCGCCAGCCTTCGAGGAGTTACGCAGTGCGCGCTCGACCAACTCAACCGGCTTCATCGTCGGATGCAAGCGGTTCGCCGCGGGCTTCTTCTCCTGCCACAACGTCGACTGCGTCTTGTCGCCGTACCAGTTGTCTTTCTGGCCGGTGACGTGGACATAAAACATCGGCTCATGTTGGAACTTGTACCGGCCGAATCCCCAAGCAAACGTGTTCTTCGCCCAGATGATCTGGCAGCGAACCTCGAAACCGGACAACTCCATCGCGTTCTGGAACTCGCGCTGGAATGAAGAGGGATGGCAAACGTACATCGAAGCACCGGCCTTCACCGAGGCGCGGTAATTGGCAAACACCTGCTCCAGGAAGTGCACAAAATCACCGACAGACATCTTGTCGCTCTCGATTTTCAGCTTCTCTTTCGTATAGCCCTCGTAATCGACGTTGTACGGAGGGTCGGTGAACACCAAATCAGCCGACATGCCGCCCATCAAGCGGGAAACCTGCTCGGCGTCGCACGAATCACCAACTAACAAGCGATGTCCGCCCATCTGCCACAGGTCGCCGCGGACCGAAACCGCCTGCTCAGCAACTTCTGGAGCGGCATCGTCGTCGGTGTTGCCGGCCTGGGGATCGACTTCGCCCGTCTCCAGTAGGACATCCAATTCCTCCAGGGAAAAACCCGTCAACTCGAGGTTGAAGTCCTCCCCTTGAAGTTCCCCAAGCTCCACTTTCAAGAGTTCTTCGTCCCAGCCGGCCAACTCGGCCAGCTTGTTGTCGGCGATGATGTACGCTTTCTTCTGCGCCGGTGTCATGTGCGTCAGCACAATCACCGGAACTTCAGTCAGGCCAATCAGAAGAGCCGATTTCAATCGGCAGTGCCCGGCAAGAATACCGTCCGTCTCGTCAACCAGGATGGGATTGGTAAAGCCAAACTCCAGCATCGCTAAGGCGACCTTGGCGATTTGATCGTCCGTGTGCGTTCTCGAGTTCCGGACGTACGGAATCAAGCGCGCAACCGGCCACATCGCAATCTGACGCGCCATCTCCGGCAACGCAATCTTTGCCGGATCGGTCGGGTTACGCGCTGCCATGAACTCCCTTCAAAGCCCAAACATAGGAGCCGCCGCCGGCGTCCTGGAGGAAAGATTGAGAACTTCCGCCGGGCAGCATCGGGGAAGTTCGGCAGGTCATCGGGCGGATGTATGCGCGTTTGGCATGGCCGCGTCTATTCCGAATCACATCAAATCTTCGCTGGCGGTCGAGGTCATCGACAGCCATTTCGCAAAGATACTGTTTGAATTCGTCGTAAACGGGAATGAGGGTTTCTGAGGACACGTGTGGTGTACTGCCCGGCGAGGAGTGGATTAAAGAGAGCCTCGGCCCTCACCGCTGGATCCAGCGTTCGGGGCACTGGAGCGGTAAATCATTCTATTCTTAATACCGAGTTCCTTCCGGCTGTGTCAACAACTTTTGCAAACCAACGGCCAATTGGTCAGACCAACGCCAATTTTGGTTGTTCAAGGGGGCGCCTATAAGCGAAACTTATCCCAGCCAAACGTTTTATAAGTTTCCCACTAGCGTAACGGTGCAAGCGGGAAACCCGCGACGGGCCCGGCCGGGTAGGACCCGTGCGAGGCCGCCAGGCGGCGGGGGGCCGGGGCGGGCCCGGGGGGGGGCGGCGGGGCCGGTAGCCCGGCGGGGGCCGGTAGCCAGG